CATACTCAGAACTAGAAGTGCCGTCAGAGGCCAAGTAAGTATTCTCATCATCTAGCTCCTTTAATAAACCTTTTAAAAAACTCATCACATCTCCCTTATTTGATTCTTATCAATCATGATTGTACCACCTCTTATCTTGCCAGTCAACTCCTTCAGTAACCTGGCACGTGATTCAATCTCTTGTTGTGTTTCTTGTTGCTCTTCTATTTGTTGTTCTTCAATCTTTGTCTTACTGAGTCCTATGTTGGCAGCAATCAATAAAATGATTGCCAACGGATCAAAAACAATAACAATAAGAATGATTACCCAACGGACTGTCTTATCCAAGAATTGAGTGTCAACTTTTTCATAGAACAATTCCGCAATAAACTTGAGGGGGCCAACTTCTGCTTCGACCTTTCTAACCTGGGCGGCCAAGGGTGCCCTAGTGTCATTAAGGACACCAATCTCTTTCTGGTAGGTTTGGATTTCCTCTTGTAGGCGAGCACGGTCTTTTTGTTGTGAGCGCCGAACCACCACTGCTTTTTCCGCACCTTTTTCTGTATCACTGCGGCCCATGATCTGGTCCACAGCCTCATCATATTGTTTAAGCGCTTTGCGGTTCGCATCTATATTCTCCTTTGCTACTTTAATCTTTTCATCATATATTGCCAGCTGTGCTACAACATCACTAGAAGAGGTTGTCTGGTCAATATGAGCTTTTGATAGGTATCCAAATGTTCCCATCGATGTAATGAACATCAAAGCAAGAATCGATGCAATCAAATATGCCTTAATTGAGAACGGTGCTATATTCCAATTACGATATGTCCACGATGCAGCAACTACCTTTGCAACTTCAAGTGTCCCACCCATAATAACAACAGGCCAGAACGAAGCTGCAAATATAGTTGTAAGACCAATAACAGAAAAGTAGGCTGCGATAGCTGATAAGCCAATTGCAACCAACAAAGCAAGATAGTTAATCATTTTCTACAATTTTGTTTACCTTATCAATAAACGATGTCATCTTCTTTGACCTATCAGGCCATAGTATGTACTCTTTATCAGGATCTTTCTGAAGGTTTAATAATAAAGGCATAATTAATTTATAAAGAGCCTCCATTCTATCTTTGTACTCTTTAGAAGTCAACGTCAATTGCTTTTCAGTTTGAATGACCTGTTGTTGAAGCTGACGCTCCATTGACTTTAGTTCATCCTCACTTACAGCAGAGAATCCAAAGTCATCATAAGCATCATCCAATGAAATGTTAATCTTTCCCATTTTTATTCCTATCCAAAGAATTGTTCTAGTGTTTGTCTACGGTCTTTGATCTGCCAACCAACAGCGTCAAGTATTGACTTGATTGGCTCTAAGAATGATTTATCAAACTGTCTCTCGTAATCAACAAAAGGATGAATATTTAATTGCTTTGGTAGCTCACCCGGTACTGATATAACAGAGTCACGTGCTGGATTAGGAGTCCGTAGGTATGCAAACTTAATCTTATCTCCATCACGAATGATAGGATACTTTGTATCTATCTTATGCTCTCTTAGCAGTGCATTGTATATCAAAGAACCCTTGACGTGAATAGGCGTAGACTTTCTATAGATAGACGAAGCATCTTGGTACTTCTTCAAATCTCTTACACTTCTTGGAAATGCAATCTCTTCGAATGGTAGAGTCATAAACTCCATCTTGAAGTCTGTAATAAACTTAACAGTTGCCTGCTCATCCTGATTCATAATCACTTCAAGAGCTTTCTTAATGTTCTTTCTACAAGCTGCTGGTGTAGAAGAACGAACCGCTTCAATCCCTTGCATCTTCAACTTAGGTTCACTGTACTCGATACCTTCGTTATTGTAGACGTTCAAAATGTAATGCTTCTTACCAGTCCATATACCCTTGTTAGCAATCGCTTCACGCTTCATTACCATCTTTTGATTCATCACCTGCATGTACTCACCGAGGCTGGCAAACGTATCATCGATGAACGGCTGCAACTTCTTCTCACATACATTGTCAAGAAACTTTACTATCTTATGGATATCATACTGATCGTCTTTGAATACTCCATCGACTAATCTTTCAAGTCTGATATACATCGAATCAGTATCGCATGCAATTACATAGTCTTCGTTTTCTGTCTTGAACAGCTTATTCAAGTATTCGTTGATATGCTTCTCCATCCAACGAATCGATAGCTGACCAGACATTGTAATACCTTCAGCAAGGTTACGTTGGTACCATCTAAAGTAAACATTACCCAAAGCACCATAAGCACTGTTCAATTGAATCTTCTTTGCCATTTGCATGTTGTTGCATCTAGCAATCTCGTTTGCAAGTTCACGTGTAGGAGTTTGTTCGTATTGTTTCTTTGCTTCGATCATACGCTTCTTCCAAACGGTACGATCGTTGTACATATTCTCCATCAACGTAGGAAGGAATCCAACATTATTCTTACTAAACATAGCACCGTTAGGACACATCGTCATGTTCTGATCTCTTAGAAGCTTTTCAAACTCATCACCGACCTGTTTGTTTAGACATCTTTCAATCGTTACTTCATCTACCACACCAATGTAAGTATCAGGGCTGATGTTGTATTGCATAATCAAATGTGGATACAGACTGTTCAAGTCAAACGAGCAAACCCACTTGTGTAATCCTACTTGAGGATCTTTTACATAACCACCAACGATTGGACCCATCTCTGTATCGACAGCCTGTCTCTCTTCAAGATCACCACGCTCTACATGAGGAACAACTATTCCTCTATCCATCAGATAGTTGGTGATAATAATATCCCAGATACGAACAGTGGTGAATGTATCGACGTAGTTGACCTTAGCATCGTAAGCAATAGCAAATACCTGTTCGATGAACTTTAACTTCTCTTCTAGCTTATCAACCAACACAACGTCATGGATGTTATAGTCAACAAACTTTTCAAAGTTCTGCATATAGAACTCATGCATCGACTCATACTCTGAATAGTCTAACTTCTTTTCACCAAGCTCATATTCAGCAATGTGATCTAACCTGTATGACTCTTGTGGGGTATATGAAAACTTCTTGTATAGTGCCATGTAGTCAAGAACTGATATACCGTAAAGATCATATATCTTAGGTGATGTTGGATCGTTACCCACTTGACGTTCTTTAACAATTCCCCACGGTGAGAGTTTGTTAGCTTGCTTTGCACCAAGTACGTTAGTAATTCGTTTATACAAATAAGGAATGTCAAAGTACTCAATATTCCAACCAGTTACAACATCAGGCTTCCAGTTGTTTGAGTTCCATGCTTCGAGAAACTTTTCAAGTAAGTCGCTCTCGTTCCTACATTGAACGTACACAACATCTTCGCTCTTTGGTTTATAAGGTCTTGTTCCAAGAACAATAACCTTACCCTTTTTACGCATTGATAGTGTAATGATTTCCTTATCAGCGTACTCCATATTAGGAAAGCCATTGAGAGTAGAGGTCTCGATGTCAATAGATACTACATTGATGTCATCGACATTGTAATTGACCTCACCTTTGAACAATCCATGTATAGCTTGGTATGTGTAGAGATTAGATCCGTAGATTTCAAAGCCATCAACATCGGAGTAGTTGCTCATGAAGTCTCGAGACTCCTTAACACTCTCAAAGTCTACTTTGTCGACGTACTTGTCATCTAAAGTTTTATACGGTGATTTGTTTTTTGTTTTGACAAATAGATAAGGACGGTATACGTCACGATATTCAAATCGCTTACCGTTCTCATATCCTCTCACATATACCTTGTCACCATAGACAAATACGTTTGTATAAAACTTCATATCACCTTCATATCAAAGAGCTGCATTATACCATAACAAAATAATAGATTCAACTGTTACCTGATTGATGATGCAATTTGAATACCTGAGCCAAACATGCGGCTGTAGTTGTTCTCGAGATCGAGGGATGGTTTGTATGTTGTCATTACGTGCTGTTCTTTGAATATAAACTCACTTTCTTCAGCATAAGGAGCATATGGGTATAGTGAAATACCAACACCTTCTTTAGTTGGAACCAGTTGAACAATACCAACGTTTTTCATTTTATATTTATGTTCGTGGTCTTTGGTTTTAGAGATTTCAAGTTCACCAATCAAATCTTCACCAGTAACTAATCTAACAATATAGAGGCTCATAATAATCCTTAAATTAAAAAGCCGGCCATTGCGGCCGGCGTAGTTTTACAGATCTCTGTTCAGATCATCTTCCATTAACAACTCACCCATTGGTTTGGTATCTTTTGATTTGCCTTTTGCAGGCTTCTCATTGATCTCAATTTTCTTAGGTTTTTTGTGTTCTGGAATAATTCTTTCCAAAAAGATCTTCAGCATTCCGTTCAACA